GGCGAAGATCCTTACTGAGCAAGTCACCGCGATCAACAGCCAGATCAACGCCAACTCTGACAAAGAGAAAGGCGAAAAGCGCGCGGCAGTGAAGCTGGCGATGAACATGAGCGATGAAGAAGTCGCAGATCTGGATGGCAAAGCGTTAGACCGACTGTATGCCAATAGCCAGAAATCCACCGGCCTGAATGGTGCGTTCCGCCAGGTCAATTCCTCAGAATCAGTCAGCGAAATGCCGGAGTAAAAAATGGCTAAAGATGGAAAGCATATCATCCACGCGGGTGGCGTATTCCCGAACCCGCTTCTCAACCGTGAAGGCGGCGCAGCTGCATCTACTCTGCCTGGCACCGTGGGATTCTTCAGCGCCACGGATAAATTCACGGCTTCTGTGGCAGGTGCAGAAGCAGCGATTAAGTACGTGGCAAACAAAGATTACCTGCGCTGCCTGAGCGTTGATGATGCCATTCCAACCAATGAGTTGGTCGTTGGCATTCATCCGTTGCCAGGTATGTTCCTGAACGTTCGGGCCGCTGCCGGTACCTACACCAAAGGCCAGCCTGTTGCCGTCGCAAATGGTCGCGTCACCGCCGTTGTCGCTGATGCCGTTGTATTCGCCTATGTCGAAGAAGATAAAGCAGTCACTGCGGTGGCCGGCGATCTGATTCGCGTTGTGTTCAAGTAAGGAGCACTGAATGTTTGTATTCTCCAAGTCTATCGGCGAAAAGACCGGTAACGCAGAAGTTAACCAGTGGCAGTTCAACAACCTGCAAAATGAGCGTAATGCCAGTGCGCAGGCTGTTGCTGACTTTCTGGCTCGTACGCGCTTTGGCGAGAATGGTCATCTGGACGCGGTAAACGCTGTAGATGATATTCGCCGCCTGTACCGCGCTTTCGATACCACCGTGCTGCAGCAGTTCGAACCGAATACAGAGTTCACGCTGCTGAATGACCTGATGCCGCTGTCTCGTTCAGTGCGCATTGAACAGTCACGCTACGACTACGCACGCACTGGTGGTCGCGGATGGGCGCATACCTCAATGTCTGGTCAGGTTGGTGCGGCGCTTGATGCTCGTAGCTATTCCTTCGATGGCACGATGGTGCCGATCCATGACTCAGGGTTTAAGTTTGAGTGGCGTGACCCGATTTTCAACAGCCCTCAGGCATTGCAGTCACAGTCTGATGCGCAGCGTGGTTCGGTTGAAGACGTTCAACGCCGTTACGTCGATTACATCTTCAACGGTTTCCGTGATAAAGCGGGTAACTTCGCCGTATTCGATGGGTTGACTTGGAAAGGCATCAAAGACGATGAGCGTGTGGCGCAAATCGACCTTGGCGCTTCCGGCCTGAACATCGACTTTACTTCAGGTACTGCGACATCCCAGCAGATTCGCGCTGGCGCAATCGCTTTGCGCGACCAAATGCGCCGCATCAATAGCCAGTATGCCGAGCAGACCTGGTATGTGTCCGGTGAAATCATCTCCAATCTGGAGCGCTACTTCTCTGACAACTTCCAGTCGGGCACCATCATGGATGAAATCCTGAAACTGACCGGCGTGGCAGCGATTAAAGAAGACAGCCAACTGACCGGTAACGAAATCGTCATCGTCCCGCTTGGCGCAGGCGTTATCGCTCCGATCGTCGGCCAGGCTATCGGTACCGTTGCATCTCCACGCCCGGAGTACAACAGCGACTATATCTGGCGCACCTGGGGTGCAATGGGGTTGATGGTGAAGCAGGACATCAACAACAAATACTCTGTCATTCACGCATCGAGCTAAGGATAAATCATGGCACTGGTAGAAATCGTGGCAAGCAACCTGCACGCCGGTGCCGATCTCCGCAAACTGGAGGTCGGCGCTGTGGTCGACGTAGACGAAGCGACTGCTGACCGCTGGATCAAAACCGGCAAAGCGAAGGAAACCGACAAGAAGAAAGGCGAGAAGCTTTCCTTTGAAGTGGCAACTCCGTCCGCGCCGCAGGCAGATCTGTCTGGCCTGCAAAAGCAACTCGCCGACGCGCTGGAGCAGAACCAAAAGCTGATCGCCGATGGCGAAGCGAAGGACAAAGCTCACGCCGACGCGCTGGCAGCAGAAAAGAAACGCGCGGATGATGCTGAAGCCGCGCTGGAAGAACTGAAGAAGAAGGTGAAATAACAATGGCGACCCCAGTTACGGCTGACGATGTGAAAGGCTTCCTCTCCGAATTGGGGTATGCCATCCCTGACGCTTTGCTTACTCCAATCCTCTGCGTGGTCAACAAGATTATCCCGTGCCTTGAAGGAGCGGGTTATGACGAGTGCACCGCGAAGCTGATCCTGATGTACGCCGCCGCGCTTATGGCTACATCGTCCGGCGCGCGCCGCATCAAATCGCAGGGTGCGCCTTCGGGCGCGTCTCGCTCGTTTGAATATGGCGATGACAGCATTACCTGGCTGAGAAACTCTCTGTCTCAACTCGACACGAGCGGATGCACTGGAGAGCTTCCTATCAGTGCAGGTAACACTATCGGCTTCTTTGACGTTGTCGGAGGCTGTTGATGACGTACAAATCAGTTAAGCACGGCCTGCCGCGCTCGTTCACCCGCGTCTGGGTGATGACCGATGCCGGGCGGGAGACTACCGGCTACGTTAAATCGGACGGCGAGTGGTTCATCAATTGTGCTCGCATCCGGGCAACTGGCGCGAAGGTGCTGCGCTGGAAGGAGGGCTGATGTCGTCTACTGCTTCATGGTCCTACAACAAACCGTGCACGATATGGCGCAAGGGCGCAGGTGGAAATGACGAGTTGGGCGATCCTGTCGACCCATACGAACCTCCCGAAACCATCATGTGCGACTACATCGGCGGCCTGTCAGCAAAGCTCGGATCAATCGGTAAAGAGGTTGTCGTAAAAAACACCTTCTTTACTGCGTTTGCGCTGGCAGAGGAGGGCGATTACATCCTGATTGGTGTTAGCGCTGAGCCGGATCCAGTCGTGGCTGGTGCTGATGAGGTTCGTCACGTGACGCGCTGGAACGATACTCTCGACGGTCTGGAAGATGACTGGGCGATAATTACGGGAGTGTAGCCATGGGCATCAAGGTTAAAGGTATTGGCGTGGCGAAGAAGCACCTGAACGATGTTATCAACGATGTTAAGGGGCGGAAGGTAATCCGCGCGCTGCAGTCGGCGATGATTCTCATCGGTGCCCGGGCAGCCTATTACACCCCGATCGACACCTCTACGCTGATTAACAGCCAGTTCCGCGAAATCGATGCTGGCGGCGTGTTCATTACCGGGCGAATCGGTTACTCAGCAAACTATGCAGTGTATGTGCATGAGGCGTCAGGCAAGCTGAAGGGCCAACCGCGCGCACACTTCGGTGTGACCAGTAACCGGTCTGAGTTCGGCCCGCAGAAACCGAAAGAGTTCGGCGGCGGCACCGGGACGGGCAACTATTGGGATCCGCATGGTGAGCCGCAATTCCTGACCAAAGGCGCGAATGACGAGCGCGATAACGTTGATGCAGTGATGCGCAAGGAGCTTTCGTTATGACACCCATGATGCACGAACGGGTGCGAAACATGTTAGTCGATGCCGGGCTAACTACCGGTTTCACGGTGCAGCAGTTGATGTACGACGATCCGGGCAAACTGGCCGAGGCCGTGATGGTTTTCAGACCTAACGGCGGTTCGAATATCCGCACCAATCTCGGATCCGAGTATCACGTCCTGGTTGACGTCGTCGGTGCGAAGGACAAGCGCAAAGACGCACTCAACGCCGTTCAGCGCATCGTCGATTATGTTCAGGCTAACCCCATGGCTGACGAATGCGTCGGCTACATCCAGAACATGGGCGCAATCCCCGCGCCGGTGCTCACAGAAGAAGGGCGAATAGTCTTCCGGCTCCAGTTCGCCTGCACTTACGGCGAATAGCCATTCCCAACCAAATGACCCGCTTCGGCGGGTTTTCTTTTATGTAAGAGAGGAGTTTCACATGGCTAATTGCCAGAACTCGAACGAACGCCTGTTCGGCGGCGCGGTCGTGCTGGAAGTCGCCGATGGCTGCCCGGATGTTAAACCACTTGAGTCTGAGTGGATGTCACTGGCCGCTGGTACATCAAAGGGCTTCGACTTCAACCCGAACTCTGTAACTTCGGATGCGGATGACGGCGGCGGTTATGTCGAAACCATCATCACCAACAGTGACTTCACGCTGAGTTTTGAAGGCGAGGTGCGTAAGAAGGACAAGTTGGATCAGTACGGTGTCGGCAAGTTCATCAAGTATTTCGCTGACGAGCTGAAAGCCAAGCGCCAGCCTGGAATCTGGGTTCGCATGGACTACGGCCCGATCGAGTTCATTGGGTATATGAACATCACGGCGCTGAGCTCTGATGGCGGCACTAACGATATCGTCACTTTTAGCACAGAGTTCAAAGTTGGCGATGCTACCACTATCGAGGTTAACGAAGTGACGGCTGTTGCCGTGACAGGCGTAACCTTGAGTCCGACAACCAGCACGGGAGCTGCAGGCGGAACCAGCACCTTTACAGTGAACATCGCACCAACTGGTGCAACCAACAAAGACTTCACTGTAGCGACTACTGATGCGACCAAAGCAACGGCCACCGCGTCAGGCAACACTGTTACCGTGACGCGTGCCGCCACCGGCAGCGCGCAGATCATCATCAACACCGAAGACGGCAACTTTGTGGCCGTGCATACGGTGACCGTTACTTAACGGATATTCCAAAGGGCGGCGTGCTGCCCTTGATAATGACCGTTTACTGGAATGCCTATGACTGCTTTAACCGATATTGGCGAATTATCCGTCAGCGACAGCCTTTCCGGAGGGAAAGATTACCTTCTCAGGCCGTCATTTGAGGCTATGACCAGGGTCGGCACTCCAGAAGAGATTGTGCAGGCCTATGCCACCATCCACGGTAACGACGTCGCTCAGCTCATAGATTTCTGCGCTGGCACGCTGGGGCGCGCTCCTGAATGGCTATCACCCTCATTCAACCGAGCCGCTGAAAAGCTTTTATCATCGTGCATGTTGGTGCTTCAGGCGTGCTGCGAGAATGACCTGACGCCAATGATTGGCGAGTGGAAAGGCTGGCGGCATTGCGTAGTCTACCGCCCTGGTCAGATGCCGAAAAACGACATCATTGTGCTTGCTCAGCACCTCATGCAGCACGGAGTTGTCGGTAAAGCCAAGGTTCGCCAGTTGCAGCGTCACGAGTCTGGCCAGAAGACCAATGAGTTCAGAGCATTCGATTACATCAGCGCGGCGCGTAGTCACTTTGGTATGAATCGTGTGGAAGCCTCGCAGTTAACTATGACCGAGTTTCAAATGTTGCTGGCGGCGAAATACCCTGATCAGAAGGGCTTCACCCGTGAAGAGTACGACGGCATCGCCGACGAGTACCTGGCTAAACAGGCCGCACGCAGGGCAAAAGCAAAGCAATAACCGGAGAATGACATGGCAGGTGAGAAGAACGCCGGTAGCATCGTTTATGAAATCAGCGCCGACGTTGAGCCGCTGCTGCAGGGCGGTAAACAGGCCATTGATGCTCTGGACAAACTGGATGCTGCGGCGCAGCAATCTGGAAAGGGAATGGACAACCTCGATCAGAGCGCTTCCCAAACCGGCTCTGCATTTACTGAACTGGCCGGTTATACCAATTCAATGGATAACCAGCTGCGCAAGCTGAACACCAATGTCAGCGGCATAGCCAAAGCCATGGAGGAAGCCCGAAGCGGCACTGGCGGGGCAAGCAACGAATTCAACCGCGCTCAGTCAATTATTGAAGCACTCGGTAATCAACTGGCTGTCCTGGACGAAGCGCAAGAGAATGGCGCGAGAAGCGCAGCGGTTCTCGCGGCTCAACTGCGAGCAGGCTCAAAGGCCAGCGAAGAAGAAAAACAGAAGATCGGTGAATTAACTGGTCAGCTTTTCGATATGCAGCGCACCGCCCAGAACTCGGCAGGAGGAAATAAGAACTGGAAAACCAGCATGCAGCAGGCTGGGTACCAGGTGCAGGACTTCATTGTGCAGGTGCAGGGCGGTCAGTCTGCTCTCGTGGCATTCTCTCAGCAGGGTTCACAACTTGCTGGCGCATTTGGACCAGGCGGTGCTGTCATTGGGGCTTTGATTGCTCTGGGTTCTGTTGTTGCAGGCGTGCTGATTACCTCGCTAAACGGCGGGAAAAATGCGATGGATGCGCTCAAAGACGCAGCCGAAGCCATGGATAAAGTCATCAGCGTTTCGTCGCAAGGCGTTGCGGCGTTATCAGATAAATATGCCGCACTGGCCCGAGTTAATGCAGACGTTGCCACTCTGCTGCGAAATCAGGCACTTCTCGAATACAACCAGGCTATCTCCAAGATTCCTAAAGCGATTAGCGATGCTTCTGATGCTTTCGTTACGCTAGGCGACCGCGCACTGGCCGCAGTCGGTGGCGCATCTCCAAGCATCAAAAAATTCAACGACGAACTGGCTGCTCTCGGGGTGACTTCTCGCGACTGGGGGGAAGCTATTCAACAAGCCAACAGCCAGGGTCAATACGCTTCTGGAGTCGTCAGCTCTCTTTCATCAACAGTAAGCATCCTGTCATCTCGGCTTGGAGTCAGTAAGCAGTCTGCTTTTGATCTGGCGCAGCAGTTATCAGACCTGAGCAATAACCCTTCCCCGGAAGCACTTCAGGACCTAGCTAAGAAGCTACAGGAAATGAAGTCATCCTCGAAAGACGGGCAGTCAGCAATAGCTGAACTGGCTGGGAAGTTGGTGGATCTAGCCAGAGAGGCTGCCAACGCGAAGATTAATGTCGATAGCCTGAATAAGGCAACCGACAACCTCACCGCCGGGCAGCAAAATCTGATTAAGCAATCAGAGCGCAATCTGGCCCTGTCGAAGCTTCAGGGTGAAGCTCGGGCTAAGTTGCAGGCGCAATATGCAGCGGAGGACGCTGGATTCTCAAAAGATGACCCTCACGCTAAGCAGATGGAATCCGATGCCGCTGCGACATACCGAAATACTCAGGCCCAGAAAGACCTCAAGTCTGAACAAAAGAAAGGGGTGTCACAGGCAGAGTCTATCGCTCAGAAGCTGGAGAATCTCAAGCAGCAATCAGAACTGGCCGCAGACTCTACGAATAAACTGAGTCGTGAGCAGGCCATACTGAACGCTCAGCAGTCACTGGGGAAAGGCGCATCTAAAGAGCAAATAGCCCTTGCTGGACAGTACGCCGCAACAAAATGGGATACAGCAAATGCAATTAAGGCTGAGGCCGCGGCGCAAAAGTTACTGCCAGAGGCGCGTGAGAACGCAAGCTATAACCAGGATGTTGAAGATCTCAATACTGCTCTTGCTTCGAAGAAAATAAGCCAGGAGCAATACAACCAGACCTCAGAGCGACTGGAAGCAACGCACCAGGCCAACCTTTCCAAAATCCGTGCAGATCAAGCAGTGAGCCCACAGCAGGATGCGGCGGGCGGCGTTGACCCTGTACAGCAACTGGCAAACGAAAACGCCCGTAAAATGGCGCTCATTCAGCAGTATGAGCAGCAGGGAATTATCACGCACCAAAATGCGCTCATGCTTCGCGCGTCGGCTGACAGAGAATATGAGCAGGCACGAATCGCTGCGCAGTGGGAGATATTCCGCAACCAGAGCGCAGGTAACGAAGCTCTTGCTGCCTCTTTCGATGCGCTGGCGGGGAATGCCTCGAATGCTTTGACGGGAATTATCACTGGCAGCATGTCAG